ATGCAGGTCATACCTGGTTTGATCCATTTATTCCAATGGTTTTTTTCAGCATAGTAATCAAATATTTCTTTGAAACTTGGAACTCGTTCAAACTGGTGTTACTTTTCTAACCAATGACATACTTCGCCTGCATAGCCGTAGTTATCCAACTCAAGTCGATGAGCTCTGCGTAAAGGTAATGTTGAAATCATTCGTATTGTTCTCTTGATCTGCGTTCTGCGTGTACTGCGGTTGAAATAGTATCTATATTGTCGGGTTCTGTGTCCGATACAAAAATAACAGCTTCAGGATCAGCTCTGCGAATAACAAGTTCCTTGTCATCTTTAATGACCTTGACACCTCGGCTCCATCTTCCGTGCTCGATAAGAATCCATTGCCCCACACCGACATCTTGTTGTTCTGGTCCAATTGCGTATACTCTAGCCCACCGTGGACGAATACCGTCGGTTTTTCCATCATCGCCTAATAATACTATACCGCTAGACAATTGTCTAGCCTCAAAACTCATGTCTGTAACAATTATGTTATTGTGCAAAGGTTTTATTTCACCGGCGATTTCAACGCCAAATTGATATCCTCGTTTTTGATCAAACGGATTTTCGACTGCCATGTTTGCCTTTCTTAAATTCTAGTTGGACCTGTTTTTTTAGATTCTGATTCTTGTGTGGGTTGCGTTTTTGCAATTGAACTAGCCAAACTACCACGCAATGGCCTAGTAGACTCAGCTGGAGCTTGTTCTGCCATACTTTCATCATGCGCTTGATAAGCTGGGGTTGGCTCAATCCAATCATCGACTAAATCTGGTTTTACTTCTTCTCTTGGTTTAGGAACAAAGTCGGAAGCAACAGGAGTGTTTAATTTATAATATTCCTGCATAACTTTGTCTTTGGTTCTTAAAATTTTTCCGCCAGGGCCTAATTCGTCGCCTCGAGCATTAACTTTCATATTACCAACTGCAATTGATTCTTCGTTTTGAGCAATAATTGCATCGATATTAATAGTTCTACCATTGGCAGTTGTGTATACTCTTTTACTCATTGATTCTCCTTGTGCCGTATTTACCTTAGGAATTCTTCGATATCTAAATCATAATATATACTGTTAATTCTATGTACTTCAATCAAATAGAGTACATAACTGGCCACGCTAGAGCCTCTACCTACACCCCATACAATATTATTTTCTCTCCAGATATCAACAATGTATTTTAATTGTTTAAGTAAAGGAAATAAGTCGCGTTCCTGATATAACAATAGTTCTTTACCTACTCTTTGCAATTCTACTTCTGTTACACATTTATCTAACAACCATTGTGCAATATCTAATTTTTTATATTCATCGGGCATATTCCATAAACTTTGCTTTGCGCTATGAAATACATCTGCCGAATAATCAACAGGATAAGGATGATATTCATTGACCAATAACAAATCAGCAAATGTGGTTTTTACTGCTGTGTTATATTGATCATAATCTTCTACAAAAAATTGATCTATGTTAATATCTGGATTTTTATATAACAATTCGCACAATTCCGTGCTAGATATATAAGCCTGTCCAAAATTATCATACTTCATTGTATGTCAATTATACCTTTAAACTTATCGTTTTTAGCTTCCATTTCCTCTATTAGTTTTCTATTGCGTACATCCATTTCGTAACGATAATTTTCTAATATCATTTGCATTTGGGGGATAGCACCGCTTGGTCCAAATCGATGTGCTTGATTTAGTTTTTGTAATAGTTCGTTATATTTTTTATGTAATTCTTCAGTGCTAAGATTTGTAAGTTCTGGAACTAATGGGTGCATTATAAATCTCCTTCGCTCCTATTTTCAGAGTAGTGTACATCAAATTCACCACCCGGATAGCGAGCTTTTAATTTATTTACATTTTCTTCAATGACATCGTTTGGATTTAATCCGAGTGATCGACAGGCATTGATCCAATACCATATGATGTCGCCCAGTTCGCGTTTCATATGAAACACATTTTCATCGTTTAATGGTTTACCTTGAAAGAATATTTTTTTTGGAATTTCGCAAAACTCACCTGTTTCAGCAGCTAGTCCCAATGCCGCAGTCATTAACAACGGAACATTGATATCAGGACCGTGTCCTTGTGCTTCCACATCCCAATTGCCGTCTAATTGATCCAGCCTGTCCATAAAGGTAGTTAGATCATTTGATGGTTTGCTGGTTACTGCTTTGACAAACTCTTGATATCTTAGTAAATCTACAGTCATAAAAAACTCCTAGTTTGCACAATTATAAACTATGCAAAGCTAGGAGTCAAATATTTTCAGTTTTTAAACTTTAAACCATCTACCAACTGATGCATTGTAAAGTAATTTAATTGAAACAGAATTTGTTAAACTTGCAGAAGCCGACCAGTTGTTGGCCAAGCCATACACTGAAGTTACAGCCGGCGTCATATTTGACACAAAGCAACTGGTAATTTCTGTCATTGATGTAATATCAATGGTTCTGCCATCTTCGACCGAGTCGGGTAATGTAATAAACAGGTTGGCCACTGTGCCAGTTGGACTACAGTTAGCAATGAATCTATTATAATTTACATTGGCAAATAAATTTTGACCTGTCACTACATTGGCTAAAAAATAATCTGGATTAATGATACCGCCGTTTATGATCAAATTACCATTTACAAAGGCATTACCGGCAATACCTGCACCGCCGTTCACTACCAAAGCGCCAGTAGTGGATGAAGTTGTTCCTGTGGTAGCCGCAACAACAACATTACTGGATCCTGCTCCTAAAACAACGGAACCGTTTGCAGTGAAAAGACCAGATACAGCCAATGCAGTCAAGGCCATATCTCTATTACGAGTGTGATCAATGATGCCAATTGTGCTACCACCATCTACAGTAAAAAATTCAAAGAAATAATCATTGTTTTCGGCGATTTCAGTGGCTGTAAATGTAATTACGGGGGTAGCTCCTGCTGCGCCACCAATACTGCTTGGATCATTTAATGTTACATCATCGGGTAAAGTTAATGTCCATGCACTGTTGGTGTTATTAATCCAAAGCTTAATACTGGCATATTGATTTGCAGTATTTGTTGGGAAACTAAAAACAAGGGTGGTAGACCCTGACATGGTAAGTTTCTGGAAATTGCCGTTTACAAAGTTAACTGTAACACTACCACTAGCACTACCTATGTTGTTATAAGTTTCACGCCAGCTAGTTAATGCAGGATTAACCATTGCGTTACCAGCAAAATCATTGCTTAGGGTAGTGTTTAATAGTGCGCTTTTAAGTACAACTTTGTTTTGCAGATCTTCAATTTCGGCTTTAGAGAAGGTAAAATTGTTACGAATGTTGGTAAAATTATCACGGAAACCTTGACTGTCGTTGTCTTGGCCTGCAACGGGATATGTACCGTCAATATTATTTGGATTTACTTGGCTTGTCATTTATACGAATACTCCATTTTGTGGGAACTTGATATATTTATCCTCGGATTCTGGAATGATCCACTTATCTTGATTGCTGCTAAAACGAGTTCCTCCAGCAAACGAACTGCCAATTTTGAACCCTTCACGCATGATACAAGTTCCGCCATCAAATGTGGTTTCTGCTGTTCTTTCAAATCCTGTTGCAAATTCAAAGAGATAGTAACTTGGGACTGCTTCCCCTGCTACAGTGTTATACTGTAATGTAGTGGTTTTAAATGTATCCCCGGTTTTAACTTTGACTGTTTGATCGAAGATTATTTCTTGCTCAAAAATCAAAGATAATTCAGCATCGTTTCCTTGATCAAAATGACTATAGTTTAATTCTTCACTGATTTCGTCAAATCCAACTAAATCATCATCTAATCCCAATTCTGGAAAATCTGTCCAATTTATACTCCATACTCCTGCTCTTTTATTAATTATGGCTGCTCCTGTGATTTTTTCTAAATATCCTGGTATGGTATTACCTTGAACATCGATCCATCCGTCGTTGACTCCGCCATAACCGAACTGTTTAGCAAATATTATTTTATCATCTCGTTCAAAGTTAGGAACACCATCAATCAAAAGATCTGTTATTACAACACTTAGACTTTCGCCATCTAGGGAATTAAACGGTGTGCTTACCGCATAATCCACGGTCGCTTCACCATTGATTCTGATTGCACCATTGGCAGGAGCAGTTATTTGATTGGTGATAGTTAACAAGTTGCCTGATTGATTTAAATTTTCTATTCTTGTTCAGTCTGGAATAGTTATATCTGCATCTCTACTGGAAACTATCAACCCGTA